TTACATTTTTTCAATTCCAGAGGATATTACAACACCTGTTGTCAATGGAGTTGCAGTATTTGACAACGTTGAGATATATGAAGGAAGCTTTGTATCTCAAACTTTTATTGTAGACACAAGTTTATTCAATCAAAGATATATTCTTGATAATTCTTTCATAGATACATCAACAATTAAAGTTAAAGTTAGTCCATCCTCAAGTTCTTCCAGTAGTGTTACTTACAAACAACTTGATAACATTGTAGGAGTTACATCAACGTCCGCATCTTATCTTTTACAAGAAATTGAGGATGAAAGATATGAATTAATTTTTGGTGACAATGTAATTGGTAAAAAACTTTCAAATAATAATTTTATTAATGTTTCATACATTGTAACTGATGGTCGTGAAGGAAATGGAGCTTCTGAATTTAGTTTTGTAGGAAATATTACAAATCAAGATGGTGCTGTTATCAATCCATCACTTATATCTCTTGTTTCAACTGATGAAAACTCTAGAGATGGTGATGATATTGAATCAATCTCTTCAATTAAGTATTATGCACCTCGTATTTACTCCTCTCAGTATCGTGCAGTCACTTCATCTGATTATGAATCAGTTTTAGGGTATATTTACCCAAACGTTGAGTCGGTAACTGCTTATGGTGGTGAAGAGATGAATCCACCTCGTTTTGGAAAAGTTTTTATTTCGGTTAAACCTCGAAATGGTGACTTTTTATCAGATGAGACAAAAAGAGAGTTAATTCAAAAATTAAAAAGTCATGCTGTTGCTGGAATTGTGCCAGAATTTGTTGATTTAAAATATTTGTACGTTGAATTACAAACAAATCCATATTACAACCCAAGTTTGAATGATGATCCAGAAAATCTTAAAACTGGTATTTCAAATGCACTAACTCAATATTCACGTTCAATTGATGTGAATAAATTTGGAGGTAGATTTAAATATAGTAAAGCTGTTTCATTAATTGATAATGTTGATTCATCCATTACATCAAATATTACACTTGTAACGATTCGTCGTAATTTAAAAGCGTCCATAGGTCGATTTGCTCAGTATGAAATTTGTTATGGTAATATGTTTCACACACAAGAAAGTTCATATAATGTTGTATCGACTGGATTTACAATTGATGGTGTTACAGGTCTTGTTTATCTTGCAGATGAGGTTATAAATCGTGAAAAAGGAAGAATATTCTTCTTTACATATACAGAGGGTGGAACTCCTGTTGTAGTGAAGAAGAATGCTGGAACAGTTGATTATATGCATGGTGAAATTCTTATAGATACTGTAAACATACTTTCAACAGTGATTGCAAATAATGTGATTGAAATTCAAGCAATTCCACATTCAAATGATATTGTTGGTCTTCGTGATTTGTATATTAAATTTGACATGTCAAATACAACTATCAATATGATTCAAGATTTGATATCATCAGGTGAGAATACATCTGGATCAAGATTTGTCCATACTCATAGTTATTATACACCGACGTTCACGAGAAAATCAAATTCACCCATATCCACTAGAGCTGCTCTTTTACCATCAACCGCAACTTCAACCGCAACTTCAACTTCAAGTGCTAGCACTTATGCAACTGTAACAGCAACTTCAACAGGTTCAAGTTCAAGTGGAACATCTTCAACACCCTCATCATCAGGTGGCGGATCTAGTTCTAGTTCTGGCGGATATTAATGATAGATACCTCAATACAAAGAGTTGAAATTAATCAGGTAATTGAAAATCAGTTACCTGAGTTTGTGCAATCTGAGAGTCCACTTTTTGTGGATTTTATGAAACAATATTATACTTCCCAAGAATATCAGGGAGGAACAATTAATATTGCTGAAAATATTGATAGATATACTAAATTACAAACATATGTTGGCGCTGCATTAACTGAATACACTGGGTTATCCACTGATACTGAATCTTTTTCATCTACAATTTTTGTAGATTCAACAAAAGGTTATCCAAGTAAATATGGACTACTAAAAATTGATGACGAAATCATCACTTACACTGGAATCGGAACGACATCATTCACTGGTTGTGTTCGTGGTTTTAGTGGAGTTGATAATATGGATCAACCCACGAGGTCAGATCTATTATCATTCAATACAACTGTAGGTGCATCTCATACTGGAGGAACAAAAGTTCATAATTTATCGAATTTGTTTATTCGTGAATTTTTTAATAAACTTAAAACAACTTATGCAAGTGGATTTGAAAATCGTAAATTTGATAGTGATCTAGATCAGGTTAAATTTATTCGACAAATAAAAGATTTTTATCGAACAAAAGGAACTGATGAGTCATATAAAATATTGTTCAGAGCTTTGTATGGTGAGGAAGTTGATATCATCAAACCATCCGAGTTTTTATTTAAACCATCCGATGCTGATTATGGTTTTGCACAAGATTTTGTTGTAAAAGCAATCACAGGAGATCCTAGAAATCTTAAAGGATCTACACTTTTTCAAGATGCTGATGAGAAGGATAGTAATATTTTAGGCGCCTCTGGTGCGATATCGGATGTAAAAGACTTTTTATATGATGGAGAACATTACTATCAAATTAGTATATCAAAAGATTCAATTGATGGTGATTTTATAGTCCCAGGCAGAACTCGTATAACCGACACTGTATCAATCGGTTCAACTGTGATGACAGTTGACACAACAGTTGGATTTCCTACTAGTGGTTCTTTATCATTACCAACAGCGAGTGTAGCTGGAGTAGTTACTTATACAGGTAAAACTGCGAATCAATTTGTTGGAGTGGATACTGCTTTTGATGTTTTAAACATTGGTGATGACGTTCGTTTTAATAATGTCGCTTACGGTTATTCTTTTGCAAGTGCAACAAATAAAATTGAAGTTTTAATCACTGGAGTTTTAAAAGATTTTCCAATTCCTGATACAACTTTTTATTTTAACAAAGGTGATAAGGTTAAGGTAGGAACATTTGGAGTTAATAAAAGTTCTGAAGATTCTCATTTTGGATCATATGTTTATAACTCTAGCGTAAAATTTACTCCAAAAACAGTTATAAGACAATCAAGTAGTAGTTTCACTATTACAACTCTTTCGGATCATGGTCTTTTAGAAGAAGACTCTATTGAAGTTTTAGATGGTCAAAATACATTATTAGGAGTTGGTCGTGTTTTAAGAGTTATTAGTAATTCAACATTTATTTTAGGTGATTTACCTAGTGTTGGTGAATTTAATATTTCATTCATTAGAAGAAGATTGAAAAGAGGAAATAGTTCTCTTCATGATAATATTACAAAATATACAACTGATGTTCAAAATACATATGATCATGATGGAGATAATTCATCAGCATTACCTCCACATCCTCACATATATGTTGCCTCCCCATCTATTCCAAGTTTAGGTAATGAACCTATAGTAGCGCCAGATCGTTCTGTAACGTGGACTGGCGCCACTGGAGGAGACGTTATACAGTTAATACAGGTTACAGAGGGTGCATCAGATCATGGATTCTATTCTGGAGAGGTTGTCAAATATGAAGTCATTAGTGGATTTTTAGGTCAGTTGATTGATGGTAAAAATTATTATGTAAGTCGTGTAAGTTCAAATAACATTCGTCTTGCAAACTCTTTACCAGACTTAATTAATGGAAATTTTGTAAATGCTACTGGAAGTGGAACATTTAAAATATCAGTTCCTGACTTAGCTGGTAAAAAATTAGATCATCAAAAATTATTAAAAAGATTTTCTATAAATCCAGTATTTGATGGTGCAAAACGTGAAACATCGCCAGGCACAATTGGAATGTTGGTAAACGGAACTGAAATATCTAATTACAAGTCGGGTGATGTTATTCAATTTGGTGGCATACAGTCAATTGATGTATTAGAGGGTGGAACTGGATTTGATGTAATTAATCCTCCAAAAGTAAGTATTGAGAGTTTAACTGGTATTGGTGTAAGTGCGACTGCAAATATCAAAGGTCAATTTGAAAGAATTGATGTTATTGATTCTGGATTTGATTATGTTGAACCACCAACTATAGAAATTAGTGGTGGTAATGGAACTGGTGCTGTTGCAAGGTCAAGATTAAAACAAGTTGAACATTTCATGGATTTTGATGCATCGTCTACAAGTGATGCGATTAACATTGCTAATAATACGATTGGTTTTGGAACATTTCATAAATTTAGAGATGGAGAGGCTGTAATTTATAAAACATTTGGTCTTGGTGCAATCGGTATTGCAAGTGCTGGCATTACTACTGATCAAGTTCAAGAAACACCAGATCAAAGACTTGCTAATGATGAAGTTTATTTTGTATCAAAAGTCAATACCACAACAATTAAACTTGCAAATAACGTAAACGATGCTATCACAAAATCAAATTTACTTAATATTACTGGATTCGCTGATGGAACGCAAAGATTTCAAAGTTTAAATCAAAAACTTGTTTTAGGTCAAATTATTATTGAAAATCCTGGCGAGGGTTATGAAAATAAGAGAAGATTAATTCCTACCAGTGGTATTAATACTTACTCAGATTTTATTGAATATGTAGGTCATGGATTTGAAGATGGAGAACTGATTCGTTATTCTAATGATGTGATTAAAATTGGTGGATTGGATACCGATCAAGATTACTATGTTTTAAAAATTGATGATAGTAAATTTAGATTAGCAGCTGCTGGTATTGGTTCTACTTTATCGGATGAAAACTATGTAGCAAAACAATTTGTAGGATTAACTTCAGTTGGATCGGGAAATCACATATTTAATTATCCTCCAATCGTCGTCAATGTAAAAGGAGAAATAGGAGTTAACACAACAACAGAAAACTTTCATGCAAGAGTCAATCCAATTGTAAGAGGTTCAATCACATCTATTAATGTTGAAAAATCTGGACTTGGATATGGAAATGACTCAACATTTAACTTTAGTATTCCACCTCAAGTCCGTGTTTCTTCTGGTTCGTCCTCTGAGTATAAAGCAATCGTAACAAATGGAAAAATACAGTCTGTTATTGTAACTCGTTCTGGCGATGAATACACATCTACTCCTGACTTAAATATTTTAGGTGATGGAGTTGGTGCAAAAATTATATCATCAATTAGTAATGGAAGAGTTGATTCAATCACTGTTGATAATGGTGGTGTTGGATATTCAACCGCTTCAGTTAGTGTTGAGGAAATCATTCCTGGCACTGGTGCTGTATTTTTACCAAAAATTAGATCATGGTCAGTTAATAACGTAAAAAGGTATGAAGATATATTTTATGATGATGACGGATTTTTAACTAGAGGTAATAATGATGAAGGAATTAAATTTACATCATTTTATGCACCCAGAGGTCTTAGAAAAATTTTAAAACAAAAAAATAGTGATGGAACTGTAGATTACACTTCAAATGATTTAAACATAGTAAACAATGCAGAACAAGCGTCTTTAAATCACTCTCCTATTATTGGATGGTGTTATGATGGAAATCCAATTTATGGCCCTTATGGATATGACCGTAAAGATGGTGGTGTTGTAAGAATTATGAGATCTGGATATACTCTCAAAACAACAAGAGAGAATGGGCCTCCAATATCAGATTTCCCACTTGGATTTTTCATTGAAGATTATGAATATACTGCGGATGGTGATTTAGACGAGAATAATGGAAGATATTGTGTTACACCTGATTATCCAAACGGAACATTTGCTTATTTTGCAACCATTAATCCAAATCAAAATGAAACCAGTGGAACATTTAAAAATTTCCGTTCTCCAGTTTTTCCATATCTAATTGGAGCTAACTATGTTGCAAAACCTGATGAGTTTAATTTTGTAGAAACAAATAATCAAGATTTGAATTTAAATAATTTAAATCTAAGAAGAAATGTAAATCCTTACAAACTTGATAGTTCTGGTGCAGAGTATCAAGGAATACATGATAGTAGAAAAATTGTAGATCAAGAAATTGAAGTTGATTATGCATCTCCTGGCAGAATTAATCAATATGAAATATTAAGTGCTGGATCTGGATATCAAGTTAAAGATCCTCTTAGAATTAAAAACTTAGGAAAAGGAAATGGTTTCTCTGGTGAGGTATCGTTCGTAAATGGAAAAGAAATTGTATCGGTAGCATCAACAATAGTAAAAATTGAAAATGTTGTGTTTAGTTATGATAATCGCACTGGAAATGTTATAGGACTCTCTTCTCAACCACATGATTTGAGAATAGGAGATGTTATCAACGTTTCTGGTTTATCAACAGATACTTTTAGAAGACTTGATGGAAGACATCAAATTGGATTTAGCACAGCACAATTTACTTTAAATGTTGGACTTGGAACCGTAGGTGTCACAGGAATTGTAACAAGCATCGATGTTGCTGGTAGTTTTTCACCCAGAAATATTAGTGCAAATGATGTCTTAGGTATATCAACAGAAAGAATGTTAGTTTTGAATGTTGATGAGGTAAATGGAAAATTAAGAGTTCAAAGACAATTTGACGGCGTTACTGGCACTGCTCATAGTGCTGGTAGTACTGTAACTTCATTAAACAGATCTATTACTTTTAATGTTAACTTAGATAGTGATGTTGTTACGAATGTCAATGTTCCATATTACTTTAATCCAGCAGAAAGTGTTTCACTTGGATCTACTGCTGGAGTTGGAGTTGGAAATACAATAACTTATACTTACAAAGTTTCTGGAAATGGAATAAGTTCTACTTTTGTTCCAACACAACAAATTTTCTTACAAGAACATGGATTTATAACAGGACAAAAACTTTTATATTCAAACGGTGGTGGAGATTCTCTAAGTGTTTATAATGGTATTTCAACTTTTAGTCTACCAAATAATTCATTTGTCTATGCGATTAATGAAGGTCAAAATTTCTTAGGACTATCAGAAAAACCTATTGGCATTGGATCAACAGGTGCGATTACTGGTATTGGAACAACAGGGCGACAACTTTTCTTTAGTAGTATTGGAACTGGAGTTAAACATAGTTTGAAACCACAAAAAACTGAAGTTACTGGTTTTATACAAAAAAATGTTGGAACAGTTGTTTGTAAAGAAGCTCATAATTTAAGATCAGGTGATAGAATATCACTATCTGTAGTGCCAGGAATTACAACATCATACAAGATTGAATTTGATGAAGTTACAAAAAGAACAATCATTAATCCATTAGAATTTGGAGCATCTGGAGTAAACATTAGTAATGATACAATTACAATTAGTGGACATGGATATAAAACTGGTGATAAAGTTCTCTATCAATCTTCAAATCCAATAACTCCACTTTTCAATAATTTTTCATATTTTGTAATTAGAATTGATGATAATACATTTAAGTTGAGTGAAACTTTTTTTCAATCTAAAAAAGTAGCACCAAATGCTATATCATTTACATCAACTGGATCTGGTCACAAGATAGCTCTTATCAATCCACCAGTATCATTAACTCGTGGATACAAAACTCAATTTGATCTAACTCATTCTAGTTTATCTAAACCAGTAGGTCTCTCAAGTTTTCCCTTATTTGACTTTGAATTATACAGGGATGTTAATTTTACAAATCCATATTTTAATAATAAAGAAGATAAAGGATTCCAAGTTATTGGTATTGGGACAGTAGGTATTGGTGGAACGGTCAACCTCTCATTAACAGAGAACACACCAACCGATCTTTTCTACAAACTTACACCTGTTAATTTAACTATTAGCGCTCCTACAAAAAGAAATCCTGTTGTTGATACTGATGTTATTAATTATTCTAGCTTAAAGATAAGTGATAGTGTTTACAATGATGATTTTACAATTATTGGAATTGGAACTACAACATTTTCATTTGTGATGCCAATACAACCAGAGAGAGATGGATATACAAAAGACGAAGCACCTACTTTAAAATATAGTACAAATTCTACAGATGCAACAGGATCAATTGATCGTGTGAGAATTATTTCAAAGGGTAGAAACTATCAAACTATTCCTGTTGTCACATCAATTGGATCTACTCTTGGAGTTGGTGGTGTTATTAGATTGAATAGTGATGAAACTGGAAAATTAAGAAGATATACAATTAAAAATCTTGGATTTGATTATTCGGCAGATAAAACGATTAATCCAACAGTTCAATTACCTCAAATTTTAAGATTAGATAGATTATCTACTATTGGTAGTATTGGTATTAGTTCTGGTGGTAAAAATTATCTTCAACCACCAAATATTGTTGTTATTGACAGGGTAACTGGTTTAATTAAGGATGAAGTTATTACAGATGTTGATCTACAAGGAACATCCGTTTCTGAGATTAGAATACTAAGAAATACGAATTCTTTATATGATACTAATCCAAAAATTGCAGCCATAAACAATAATAATGGTGTTAAAGTAAAAAATCTATCATTTACAAGTGGCACTAATTTAGTAACATTAACTCTTGAGGGTTCATATACCACATCAACTTATCCATTTACGAAAGGTGATAAATTATATGTTGAAAACATAGGTATTGGATCAACAGGAAGTGGTTACAATTCTTCAGATTACAATTACGAACCTTTCGTGATTACTGGAGTAAATACAAATCCAGGCGGAGGAAATGCAACTGTTTCTTACAATCTAGATTCATCAGTCACACAGCCAGGTATTTTCAGTGGCCCTTCATCATCTGGTCAAGCAATTCCATTTGAAAACATAGCACAATTTAATATTGATGTTGATACAAATCAATTTAGTGTTGGCGAAATTGTAAGTACAGGTGATAAAAATGGAACTGTGGTTGCATGGAATGAAAATAATAAGTATTTAAAGGTTCTCTCAAATGATACATTTAATATTGGGGAATCGATTAATGGTGCATCATCTAAGTCAATAGCACTTATTGAACAAGTTACTAGTTTTAGTTCTACATTTAACATTGATTCTAACTCAGAGTTTAGAAGTGGTTTTAGAAAAGAAACTGGTAAATTAAATACAGAGTTGCAGAAACTACAAGATAATGATTATTATCAAACATTTTCATATTCTTTACAAAGTCCTGTCTCATATGAAACATGGAAAGATCCTGTTAATAGTCTTGGACATGTTGTTGGATTTAGAAATTTTGCAGATGTAACTATTGTTTCAACTGCTTCTACTGATGATAAAAATAGAAGAAATGCATCTGTTGGAATTTCTAGTAATGTTGCAGTGGTTGTTTCTGACTTAGTAAGTGAGAGGGAATCTCTTCATAATACATATGATTTTGATTTAGTTACAGAAAATTCTAAAAATATATCTGGACTATTTGCATCTGATGAAATTAATTTTAGTAATAAGATTATCACAGATTACATTGAATCAAGAACAAACAGAGTCATTCCAGTTGACAGTATAAGTTCTCAGTTTAATGATTTACCTCGTGCAACTGCGTTTTCTGATGTTGCAGATTTTGTGTTAAATGATGTTGATGGTGTCAAATTTTATGTTTTAGTCTTCGATAGAAGATTTTCTGGTGAAAAACAAATAATTCAAATTAATTTACTTCATGATGGGTCTGTTGGATACATGATGCCATTTGGTCGTGTTGAAACAACAATTGATCTTGGTGAATTTGACTTTAATGTTTCTGGAAATGCAGGTTCATTAAGATTTCTTCCTGCTAAATCTAAGTTTAATAATTATGCATTAAGAATTCTCTCAGTAGAAACATTTAAGGATACTCAAAGTGGTATTAGCACATTATCTCTTGGCACTGGTTATGATATCATTTCAACTTCAGCTGGTGCCACAACTGGAGGCCCATCACCTTGTCAAGTTGTTGGATTTGGAACAACTGCGATTACAACCAGTAAACTATTCATACAAACACAAGAGTTGGGTGGTGATCAAAGAACTCAATTAAATGAGTTAGTTGTGCTGAATGACAGTGAAGAAGTATATCTCTTAGACTATGCACAGATGATTAATGAGAATACGTCTCAAAGTAATTCTCCAAACGTGGGACTTGGAACTTTTGGTGCAGATGTAAGATCTGGTATTACAAGTGTTTACTTTACACCTACAGCTGGTGTTGGTGTTACAATGAGAGTGCATCAAGTGGCTATCGGGGGCACTGCAACAGGTATTGGAAGCACGACTGTATCACTTACTGAAATTTTAACTACAACCACTGATATTGCATCAACAGGAACTCCACAACCAACCAGAATTAGTGGAATTAACTCTGGTACATATACTGCTTTTGATGCATTGATAGAAATACATGATACAACCAATGATCGATATGCTGTCACTCAGGTAACTGCAATTCATGATACTGTCACTCCTTACTTTACAGAGTTTGGATACATGGATAATTTTAACACAAATGTTACCAGTTTTTCTGGTATAGGAACGATTGGTGTTGGATATTCATCTGCTTCTGGTGGCGATATTGAACTTCGTTTAACTCCTCCAGCAAATACAGCAATTACAACTAAAGTGTTCCAATATAACTTTACAGAGACTGGAACTGGTGGTGTTGGATTTGTTACATTTACAGATTCACGATTAAAAACTCAAGATGGATCATACACAGGAACTGATAATGATATTAAATTCTCATTTGATTTAAAACACACAGGAGACTCAATATTTCACAAAGTATTTGACTCTGAAGACGCAGCTGTTGTTGACGTAACTAATGATACCTTCATAGTTAATAATCACTTCTTCCAGACTGGTGAAGAGTTAATATACAATCCAATTGGTTCTGGGACAACCATGAACATTGGAATAGCAGAAACTGCGATTAGTGGAGTTGGAGTTACTACTAAATTACCATCTACAGTATTTGCGGTTAAAACAGCAGAAAATAAATTTAAATTAGCTAGGACTGCATCTGAGGCACTTCAAACAGTTCCAAAAGTTCTTGATATCACATCTGTTGGTATTGGAACAACTCAATCCTTTACTGCAAAGAATCTTAACTCTAAAGTTTTAGTTACTCTTGATAATAATATTCAAAGTCCCGTCATACAATCACCAGTTCAAACAAAACTATCATTTGATGTACTAACAACAACAGACTTTATTACTCTAACAGGTATTTCTTCAATTTTCTCAGGTGATGTTTTAAAAATTAATGATGAATTTGTAAAAGTTGATACTGTTGGTATTGGATCTACAAATCAAATGTTAGTAAAGAGAGCACAATTAAATTCTGCTCTTGCAAATCATAGTGCGAATGATACTGTTACTAAATTCTTGGGTAACTATCAAATAGTTGAAGATACAATTAACTTTACTGATGCACCTAAAGGAGAAAAAGGCCCAGTTGGACTAACAACAACCTCCACCTTTGTTGGTCGTGTATTCACACATACTGGTGTCCCTGGCGGATCTTTAGAGACCTATTCAAATAATTTTGTGTTTGATACAGTTGAGGATCAATTTACAGGAATTGCAACAAACTTTATTCTTAAGTCTGGTGGTTCAAACATAACAGGATTTGCAACAAATACAGGTGTGATTCTGTTAAATGAAATATTCCAAAATCCAGCAGATGATTATAATATTGTTGAAACTGCTGGTATTACATCTGTAAGTTTTACAGGTGTTGGAGTAACAAATAATTATGATGTAAATATATCATCAGTGCCTAGAGGTGGTATTATTGTTTCGGTTGCTGAGACATCATCATTTGGTTATCAACCTTTAGTCGCTGCTGGTGGAACTGCGATAGTGTCTGCTGCTGGAACAGTTGAGTCTGTATCAATTGGAAACAGTGGTTCTGGTTATCGAGTTGGATTACAGACAAATATACTTGTCAAAGCTCGTGGTAGTTCTGGTATTGTCACAGTTGGAAGAGCAAATGTAAGTGCTGGTTTAGTTACATCAGTGACTATCACTAACAGTGGTGGATCAGGATTTAGTTCTGCAACTCCTCCAGTTCTTGAATTTGATAAACCACTCAACTATGAAAATATGAGATTAGTTGGTAGTTCAACTGGTATTGGTGCGTCAGTCTCAGTTCGTGTTGGTACTGCGTCAAGTGTAATTAGTTTTGAAATTACAAACTTTGGGTATAATTATAAAATTGGAGATGTTCTTACAATTGAAGAGGGTGGTCAAGCTGGTATTTTAACAGATGCTAATTTAGTAGTCAAAGATTTTGCTTTAACTGTTGAAGATACATTTAATGATAGTTTCTCAGGATTCACTTTTGGTGAGTTAGAAAAATTAAATAGTTTTGATGACTTATTTGATGGTGATACGAAAACATTTAATTTGACAAAAACAGTTGGTGCAACTGCCACACCAATTACATTAAGGTCAGCAAAAGGATCTCCAATCAGACCAGAATATAATTGTTTAATTTTCTTAAATGATATTCTTCAAATTCCCTTTGAGAGTTATGTCTTTAATGGTGGATCACAAGTAACATTTTCAGAGGCTCCAAAAGCTGATGATAAAGTAAGAATTTACTATTACAGAGGATCTGAACATGATGTGGTTGATGTTGATATTCTAGAAACTGTTAAATCTGGTGATAATTTAACAATCAATAAGTATCCTGACATTGGGTTAGGTGATGCATTCCAACAAGAACCTAGAACAGTAACAGGTATCACAACATCTGATGCTGTAACAACTAATACATATATTGATGCTGGAATAACTACGGTTAGAACATTACAAAGACCAGCTACTTGGAAGAAACAGATTCAAGATGTGGTTATAAACAATATTGGAATTGGTAAAGATAGAGTTGAATTAGAACCTGGCATTCGTCCAACTGCTTACATCATAAAGAATGTATCTGCTGGATCAACTGAAATATTTGTGGATACAACAGTTCCATTATTCAATCAAATAGATGATCTTGTTGAAGTTAAACAAAGTGTTTTAATATTAGATAGAACAACTAAAACAGGTGTTGCTGCAACCTCAGTTGTATCTGCTGGTGGATCGGTAACTAGTGTTGTGATATCTGATGGTGGATCTGGATATACTGCTGTGCCTCATGTATCAATTGGAGTTACAGCTGGAATTGGAACTGTTCATGCTGGAATTATAACCGCATCAACAAATGCAACTGCTACTGCATCTCTAACTAATGGTGTAGTAACATCAATCACAATGACAAATATTGGTGCTGGATATACAAATACAAATCCACCATCGGTGATGATCGAGGCAGAAAATTCAACTCAAGATACTTTAGACAGTATTAAGTATGATGGTGATTTTGGACATATAGTTGGAATTGCTACAACAGCAGTAGCTGGAATTGGAACAGCATTACAACTTGATTTTTACATTCCAGACACATCTACTCTTCGTGATACATCAGTCATGTCATCTGCCGTTACTGTAAGTGGTATTCAATCTGGATATTATTTTACTGCGTTTGAAACAAACGTTGGTAGTGGAGTCACTTCATATGAAAGTGCGATTGGAAATGATGATGGAGTTGTGGGAGCTGGAACAATTCACATAGATAATATATACAAGGTGCATAGTGCTAAAAACATAACTGGGCCTGCTTTATTATCTACTGGAGTCGGTAACACAACTCTTAGAAGAGTGACTGTGAGTGTTGATAATCTTGAGGATGTTGTCAGACCTGTGGGTTCTGCAACTTCTTCAAAAATGCTTAATGGTCTTTACTATGGTAAATACTCTTGGGGTCGTTTACATGACTTTGCTAAAGAAGGAACCAGTGCATTTACGGCAATTACTAATAACGGTGTTACAGGAATTAAAACAGGCCCTGTGATCATTAGAACTAGGGATTTAAAAGAATCTTATAACTAACATAAATAAAAACAAAAAGTCTTTGATAAAATGTCAGCAATTATAACTGATCAACTGCGTATATTAAACTCTGAGAATTTTGTAGCAGGGATAGCTTCAACTACGAACAGTTATTATGCGTGGATTGGTCTTCCTAACCCAACAGATTTTCAATCAGATTGGAGTGAAAATCCACCAGCACCTAAAGATTCTTTTAGTGAGGAGAATGATTATTGGGATACAATGATCGCTCTTAAGAAGTTGAACTCAGATGATATTGCAAGGGTAGTTAGAAAAATAACTTGGACATCAGGTACAACATATGAAATGTATCGAGATGATTACTCTCGATCTAATCTGTCACCACAAACTAGTTCAACTAATTTGTATGACACAAATTATTATGTGATGAATCAAAACTTTCGTGTTTATATTTGTCTACAGAATGGAACAAATCCAGAAAACACATCTGGAAGACCATCTCTTGACGAACCACTTTTCACAGATTTAGAACCAAGATCTGCTGGTGCATCTGGAGACGGATATATTTGGAAATACCTTTTTACGATTGATCCAAATAGCATCATTAAGTTTGATTCAACAAGTTTTATACCATTACCACAAAGTTGGTCTACAAATAATGATGTTGCATCAGTGAGAAACAATGCTTCAACTAGTGGACAATTAAAAATTGTAACGATTACTAATCGTGGTGTTGGTTACGGAACTGCTGCAACTTACAATAATGTTCCTATTAAAGGAGATGGAAGTGGTGGTAGATGTTCTGTTGTTGTAAACGCTGCTGGTAAAATTGACTCAGTTGAGGTTACTAATGGTGGATCTAACTATACTTTTGGAACAGTTGGATTAAGTGATGTTGGATTATCAAATCCAGAAGGATCTACAGATGCAGCGTTTAATGTAATAGTTCCTCCTCAAGATGGACATGGTGCTGATATATATCGAGAACTTGGTGCAAATCGTGTTCTCATTTATTCACGTTTGGAGAATGACCCATCTAATCCAGATTTTATAACTGGAAATCAGTTTTCTCGTGTTGGTTTATGTCGTGATCCTCTTGCTTTTGGATCTGATAACAAACTTACACTTCAAAAAGCGAGTGCTGTTTACGCACTTAAACTCACTGGTGCTGGATCTACAACTACATCATTTACTGCTGACTCAGAAGTAACTCAAGAAATTGGTATTGGTTCAACAGCTGTAGGTCGTGTGATCAACTATGATGCAACAACTGGTGTTCTTAAATATTGGCAAGATCGAAGACTTGCAATATCAACAGATGGAACTGCACCTTCATATGGATATGAGTTATTCAGATTCAATGCTGACCCTGCGACTGGCGCTGGTACAACAGTGTTTGGCGGAACAAGTAATCTAAATATAGATACCAATTTCGGAACCTCTTTACAGCCTGGTCTTTCTACCTCAATAAATAGTAGGACTTATAACTTAGGAATGAGTTTCGTAAAAGGTGTTGCTAACCCAGAGGTTGAAAAATATAGCGGTGATATCATTTACGTTGATAACAGAGCTGCTGTTACTCGCAGTTCACAGCAAAAAGAAGACATCAAGATCGTACTGGAATTTTAAGAAATCATGCCACAGGAAACCAATCTAAACGTCAATCCATATTTTGACGATTTTGATAAAAATAAAAATTTTTACAAAGTTCTTTTTAAGCCAGGAACTCCTGTTCAGGCACGAGAACTGAGTACTTTACAGTCAATTCTACAGAATCAGATTGAACAATTTGGTACTCACTTTTTTAAAGAGGGTTCTAAGGTAATTCCAGGCAATACTACTTACGATAACAATTATACATGTGTTCAAATTGAAAGTTCTTTTTTGGGTGTTCCAGTATCTTTATATGCGAATCAACTTGTAGGGCTTAAAATCACTGGATCTAGATCTGGTGTGACTGCGACTGTTAGAAAATGTTTGTTAGAGGAAGACTCAGAGAGAGGAAATTTAACTTTATATGTTAAATATGTGCAATCTGGAAGTGACAATGTAACTACTGTATTTGAAGATGGTGAAAGTTTACTAACTGGTAGTGATATTGTTTATGGTGCGACTGTGATAGCAACAGATGAACCATTTGCAAATACATTAATTAATGATTCTGCAGCCGCAGGTTCTGCTTTTTCTGTTGGAGAAGGTGTATATTTTCTTAGAGGAACTTTTGCACAAGTTCAAAGTGAAACTCTGATATTAGACCAATACAGTCAAGATCCATCATTTCGTATAGGATTTAATGTTCAAGAGGATTTTGTAACTGCTGATGAGGATCCATCTTTAAATGATAATGCAGCTGGATTTACAAATTTTGCAGCTCCAGGCGCTGACAGATTTAAAGTTACGATTAGTCTAGACAAAAAAAATCTAGATGATTTTAACGATCAAAACTTTATAGAAATTGCAAGAATAGAACAAGGTAATGTAAAAACATTTGTACAAGAAACACAATACAACTTAATTAATGATACTTTAGCTAGAAGAACATTCGATGAATCTGGTGATTATTATGTAAAACCATTTGCTATTCATGTGAGAGAATGTTTAGATGATGGAATCGGTAGTGACGGAATTTATGATGAAGGCACATTGACTGCACAAGGTAACGCAGCATCAGAAGATTTATTGACAGTTAAAATATCGCCAGGAACGGCATATGTAAAAGGATATAGATTAGATAAAATTTCTTCAACTTTTCTTGATGTTCCAAAGGCAAGAACAACTAGAGAAGTTGAACAAGAGGCTGTGACTTATTCAACTGGCGATCCTATTTTTGTGAATAATATTTTTGGATCACCTAGTTTAGGGATTGGAACTACTGCAACTGTTTCTTTAATGAATAGAAGAAGAGGAAATAGTGGAACTGAAATTGGACTTGCAAGATTATATGATTTTAAAGCTCAATCTAGTAGTTTTTTAAATGCAACTACTCAATATGAACTTCGTTTATTTGATGTTAAAACATTTACTAGTGTGACTGTTGGAACAGCAATTACGTCTTTAGCAGCTGCAGATAGAATTCAAGGAACAAGAAGTGGAGCTGTTGGTTATGTTAGGACAAGTGGAACTAATGTATCTACAATTAGTCTCACTGATGTATCTGGTAAATTTTTAAGAAACGAATCTTTAATCATCAATGGAAATAATGATGGGAGAGTCATAACTAAAGTTGATACGTTTGGAATTAATGATATTGCATCTGTAGAAAGTGCAGTTGGAGTATCAACTTTTGCTGCTGACGTTGTTCTTGATAGTGGAGAAAAATTATCCAATCTTGTTTCTGGTAATTTTCAGTTAAATTATGTATCTGGAAATGCAACATCAACAACTGGAAGTATTACAGCTGCTGGACAAAACTTTGCTGGTATTATAACCACAAATAATATTGTTAGTTACACGATCCCTGGCGAAACTGTTCCAAGATTTAATCGAATTACTGGAGTGTCAGTTAGTGGCGATTCAATTAATATTGTTGGAATACCAACTGTAAGTGGAGTGTGTAATGGGGGAATAGGAACAAATACCTCAATTGCTGTCAATGACTTAACTCTTAGATCACCATCATTTGAAATTGATGATAATACTTTTTTAACTCCTGTTGATCATCCATATGTTGAAAGTATTGATGTAACAAATACAACCATTCAAATTAGAAAACAATATACTGATATAACAGTTTCTGGTGGTCAATTTACATCACCAGATGCTGGAAAAGATTTATTTTTCCAACCTTTTGATGAAGAGAGATATTTCATATCTTATGATGATGGAACTATAGAACCGTTAACTAATGATCAAGTTGATATTGCTGATGACAGTAGGACAGTTACTTTTGTTGCACTAAGCAAAACATCAGGAAAAGCAAATCTTTTTGCAACTGTTTTAAAAACAAAAACAGTCGTTAAACAGAAAAAATTAAATGAAGCAAATGTTTTAATCATTGATAGATCTAGTTCGACGGCCTCTGGAATTGGAACTAATACCTTAGATGATGGTTTGACTCATCACAATGCTTTTGGAACTAGAGTTCAAGATGAAAAAATATCTTTAAACGTACCAGATGCTGCTCAGTTATTAGGCGTATTTGAATCAAATGATACAAGTGAACCAGATTTACCATCTATAACTCTCACTGGATTTGATGGCCCTACAGGTACAAATGCAGATTTTATTATTGGGGAAAAATTAACAGGATCAGACGAAGGTGCAATCGTATCTATAATTGAAAAATCTGGCACTAATGCTGTTGGAGTTATAAATTTAAACGATGAAGATCTTGACATAGGAGAGGTTGTAATAGGATCAAAATCTGGTGTTAGTGCAACAGTTACTGCTGTTACAGGCGGAGATCGAGACATCACTGAATTTTATAAATTAAACACTGGTCAAAAACCAACTTTTTATGACTATTCATTTATTGAAAGAGATAAAGAACTTAGTGCTCCAGAAAATAAATTAAAAATCGTATTTAAAAATTTCTTTGTCGAAGACTCTGATACTGGAGATTTCTATTCTGCATCAAGTTACCCTTCTGGTACTAGACCATTAGTTCCAGTTGATCCAAATTTTAAACAACTAACAACAGATTTAATAGATTTAAGACCTAGAGTTACAAATTACGATCCATCTACATCTTCAGCTTCCCCATTTACACATAGTTCAAGAACTTTTACAACCACAGGTGACGGATCTTTAAATCCTTTAGTTTCTGAAGAGAATTTAGTTGTAAACTATAACTATTATCTAGCTAGAAGTGATAGGTTATTTCTTGATAAAAATGGTGACTTTTTGTATACTCAAGGTGTCCCCTCAGATGATCCAGAGGAACCTCAAGCAATAGGTGATGCACTTGAGGTTGCAAGTATAACTCTTCCTCCATACACAAATGATGCATCAGAAGCATTAGTAGAAAGAACAAAACATAAACGTTTTACTATGTCTGACATAGGAAGACTTGAAAAAAGAATAGAAAATGTTGAATATTATACTAGACTTTCTATGCTTGAACTTGAGACTCC